CGATGCGATTACCCCGCTTGCCGGCACCTCGTCGGTGATCCGGACCGCACTCCCTGTGGAAAACAGAAAACCGGCCTCCGCCGGGGAAACCTCAACGATTTCCCCGGCATCGTGCAGGATTCTCGCTGCCCGTGTCAGTTGAACCTTCATCGTGCAGCCTCCTCAGTTTTTCATCAGGTGGATGTTCCGCCCGCGCTCTTCTTGACGTTCACGAAACGTCCGGGAGCGGTAACGCCGTAGCCGACATACTGGCGGCCGACGACCTTCACCAGGTCGGCTTCCGCTTCGGTCAGGTCGTCCCACTTGATAATCACGCCTTCGCCTTCCGGATAGTTCGCCTGGGCACCGCTCAGGTCGCCCACGATCATCCATACAGCATTCGCATCCGCGGTGGAATAATCCGGCAGAGCGCTGGTGTACAGCACGGTCAGTCCGTCATACGGATCAACCGCGAAGTTTCCGGCCACCCGCGCCTGGTTGAACGCCGCGGAGCTGAGCCGGTTGATGATCACGACCGGATTTGTCGCTTCGTCGCTCAGGTTCGCTTCCGCCTCGACCACCACGGTCAGGCTCGGAGCGCCTTCGATCTTCGGAATGCCGACGGCGCTGGATGTATGGCTCGTCCCGGCTCCCGCGATGGCACCGACCAGCAGAGCGCTCAGCTTCTTCACGATCTGGTAAATCAGTTCCTCGTACACATAGCGGACGAACGCTTCGCCGCCCATCGCGACGGCTTCGTCGCTCAGGCGAATCCACTTCTTGATGTTGTTCGGCTTCAGTTCGACGATGCCGATGGTCAGGTCTTCCTCGGTCACCGCGGTCGTGCCTTCACCGTGCACATACGCCGGATCGGCGGCCCGCTCGAAGGCCACCTTCAGGTTGCCCCGGAAATAGGTCTTCCGTACGCGGCTCAGGATCGTCTCGTTCTCCCACGCATGGCGGATAATGTCATCCACCAGCGTCGGCACCGGGATCTGGCCGTCATTCGCGGCGTTGGTGCTCAGCAGTGCGCGGCATTCCTCTTCCTTGCCGGTTTTGATGTAATTGGCAAATGCGTCCACATACGCTTTGCTTCCACGGATTTCTTCAATGGTCATGGTCTTTCCCTCCTCATGTTTTTCCCGGGTTTCCCCGGCGCCGTCCTCCACGGCTTTCCGGTCTTCCTCCGCCTGTCTTGCGGCTTCCTTGCGGGCATCAAGCTCGGCCTTGATGGCTTCCATCTCGTTCGCCCGCTCTTCGATTTCTTCAGTGGTCGCGCCTTCGGTTTCCATCCCGGCGAGTTCCGCCTGTCTGGCCTCCAGCTGCTCCACGCTCAGCTCATCGAATTTCATTGCTGTGTACCTCCTGAATCAGATTGTTCAGCCTTGCCAGAGCCGCCGTCCGGCGTTCTGCCTCCGCCTCCGCCGCTTTCTGCGCGGCGCGTTCCTCCCTGAGCTTCTGCCTTGCGCTCTCCAGCGAGGCCCTCGCGCTGTCCAGCGCAGAACCTTCAGAAGCCACCTGGATGGATGTCTGTTCGTATGCCGGGAACGCGACTGCCGAAACTTCCAGAACCCGTGAGATCTCCATAATCCTGCGCTTCGGATAGTCGCTTTCCACATCCGTCCATACATCTTTATCCCTGTTCACGATCATCATGAAGGACATTCCGGAAATGTCCCCCCGTCCGGTCGCGGAATAAAGCGCTTTCGCTTCCACGTTGTTTTCCGTGTCCAGATTGACGCGGATGCCCATGCCGTTTTCGTCCGGCATCAGCTGCATCGTGCTGTTCTCGTTGTTGTTCCGGCTCCGGGCCAGCGGGATCATCCCCGTATTGTGCCCCACCAGGAAGCGCACGTCCTTCAGGTCGCACTGGTTCAGCGCACCCCGGTCGATCACTTCCTCGTACCATCCCATGTCTGTCCGCTGTTCAAACACAATCGGACGGCCTGTGATATAAGAACCGTGCTGCTCGTCCTGTTCTGCGCGTACTTCGCAGATAAACGATCTTGTTTCTTTACTGCTCATCGTTTTCCCCTCCGTTCTGCTCCTCCTCCGGTTTCTTGTCTTCCGGAGGATTTGTCACGTCGTAATATTCACCACGCGCCGGGATCTGGTTGCCAAACGGCTCTTCCAGCGGCGGCAGATTCAGGATCTCGCGCAGTTCGTTCCTCGTTGCCAGTCCCCGGTCCGCGAGCTGACTCACCGCGCTCAGCTTGTCGCTGTTGCTCATGTACTGCAACCGGTTGGACGAGAAGAAGATCCCGTTTCCGTAGGATTCCCGCTGCCGGTCCGTATAATGCATCCCGGAGCACACCTCCGAGAGCTGGATGGAGAACCATTCCACGAAAGACTCATAAAACGCCAGCCAGGCATCACCGAACGCCTTCCCCTGGATCACGTCTTCGTTCACCGTGAAGTAATCGTAGACGTTTTCCTTGATCAGCCGCTCCTGCTCCGCGTCCACCTTGTACGCTTCCTGCCGTAGCTGCTGCACGTTGGTGTATGTGTTCGGAAACAGGATCACGCCGCCGCTGGTCTTTTTGTTTCCGAATGTCGCGGCGTTGAACCGTGCCATTTCCTCGCCCAGGTCGTCGTCTGTCGCCCAGTTGTCGCTCTGTGCGCTGAACCGGTATGTCGCGCCGTTCTTGATGCCCTCTTTGATGCCCTGTCTCTGCATCTCAATCAGGTCCAGAACCGGCCGCATGGCCTCGTTGTTTTCTCCGAACAGCTCGCTCCGGTACTGGAAGCGCGTCATGATGCCCACGTCCGTCAGCTTTTCCGCCCGCTTTTTGTTGTTGCTCAGCGTAAAACGGATGTACGGTTCGTCCCGGTAATCAATGACTTCCCACTCCGCCGGCACGATGTTGATCATGCCGTTCGTCTCGCCTTTGTCGTTCCGCGTCGGCACCAGAAAAACGTTGTTCCGCACGCCCAGGATCGTCGCGGTCTGGTACAGGAATTTGCTCCACTCCTGAAACTCGTTCGGCCGCACCTTCAGCCGGTTCTGAAGCGCCGGGTTTGCCGTTCCCTTGATGTTCGGCTTCAGCTTCGCCGCGTGCCGTCCCCATGTGTCCAGGCTGGCCCGGATCAGTTCGCTCTCGTAGATGCTCCCGCGCCATGTCGTAAAAACCGGCGTATAACCTTCGAGCAGTTTAAACGTTCCGGCCGCCTTCAGCGCTGCCGGCTGTTCCTTCCGTCCGAAGATCTTCTCGAACATTCCCATATATTCATCACTCCTCCGCCGGTTGCTTCTTGCTCCGCTTGTCGTTCGTCAACCGCTTTCCCAGTTCTGCCCACTTGAAGATCCGCATGGCCATCGCGTCCAGCAGCGCGGCCACGCCGTCAACGTGTGCGTTTTTTGATATCTTCACCAGTTTCTTCCGCGGATGCGCGTTTTCCGTGTTGCTTTCCATCTGCTGCGCCGCGTCCGCAAAATGGATCTTCAGCAGATCGTTGTCGTCCATGTCCCTGATCCGGCCCTCCCGGAGCATCCCCTCGAAAGTATCCGAGACGCTGCTCAGGTTGAACCCCTGGGTAACGGTGTCCGTCTTGAAGCTTTTTGCGTTCAGCTTCTGTACCAGCTCCATCGATCCCCACCGGTCATATCCCACCATCAGCGGGAAAACCTTGTACTTCCGCACCAGATCCATGCACCACACCAGCACGTCGTCGTTGTTGATGAATTCCTCACCGCTGAGGCTGAGGAATCCCTTCCGGATGTAAATCTCGTATGGAATCCCGTCCCGCTTCGTCGCCTCCGCCAGCCGGTTCTTCGGCAGCCAGAAATGCGCGTGTGTCCATATGATCCCGTCCACCTCTGTCAGGCACACCGCGCACGTCAGGTCCACGGCCTGTGACAAGTCGATGCCGATAACGGAATAATGATTTCTGATTTCTTCCATCGGTTTCCGCCATCCGAAAGCCTTCTCGATGTCCTCCGCCTTCAGCCATGCAACCGAAAGCGCTTCTTTCAAGTTTGCATATTTCGTTTTTACTTCCAGCTCTTTACTGATGGATTCCGACGCGCTGTCGATCTCCCGCTGGATGAACTCCCGGCTTACGCTGATGCCAAGTCCCGGAAGGCTCTTTTCCAGTTCTGTCAAGTCGTTCCATTTGTTTCTGTCATCGACCATGTACAGAATCGGAAGTATGTGCTGTTCCCGGCTGTTCCCCATCAGGAACGCCGTTCCGCGCTTCATCAGTTCATCAAAAAGTCCGTCGTTTTCGTATCCGCC